CCCGACGCGCGCCCGGGTCGTGATGCCGCGCGCCCCGACCGCCGGCCGCGGGCCGAGCCCGACGCCCCGACCGCCCCAGCCCCCCCCCGACCCCGTAGGGGTCGCCGACCCCGCCCCACACCCCCGAGCCCTTCGGGCGATTTCGATCTCCCCCCGCGCGCTAAAATTTCGCAATTTTCAAAAATGTTGACCTCCTTCCGTTTGCCTGCACAGTCTTTGAAAAATGACCAGTCTAACCCATAAACAGGGCCAGAGCTTAGGCTGGACCGTCAATTATACACCAGAGACAGGATGGCCGGTAAATCTATCTGGTGTCACCATCACTTCTACATTCATCGACTCGCAAGGAGTGTCCCGAACAATGACTGTCGTAAAAAACATCAACAACGTTGACTTTACCGTTAGCGCAAGCACGGCACTATGGAGTATCGGAGTCGGCAATATCGACTTTAAATTAACGTCTGGCGGATCTACTTGGTACACGGAAACCGTTGCCATAAACGTAGTTAAACACATTACCTCCTAATGGGACTAACGGTAAACACAAACACCAACTCGCTGTTTAAGGTTTCAACTTTAGATGGTGCCAAGTTAAACCTTGGATCGGTTGGTCAAGGCGCTTTCAAATTAAACATGGGCGTACCTGGGCCGCAAGGCATCCAGGGGATCCAGGGCATCCCTGGCGTCAGCGGAGGCATCGGAAGCACCGGCCCACAAGGAATTCAAGGTGTCATTGGCAACACAGGTCCACAGGGCGTTGCTGGTACAACGGGCATCCAAGGCATCCAAGGGGTCCAAGGTACAACCGGAGCAACGGGCGCAACTGGAGCTATTGGACCAATCGGCCCGCAGGGGCCAATAGGCCCACAAGGACCAACAGGAACGCAAGGTCCGACAGGACCGCAGGGTCCGCAAGGAGACAAATACGAAGGCACGTCAACAACTAGCCTTACGGTTTCAAATGGCACCAAGACTTTGACGACTCAGACCGGCTTGGCCTGGACAAGCCAGCAGGATCTGACGATTGTTTACGACGCGAGCCACCACATGCATGCGGTGGTCACGAGTTACAACGCCGGCACCGGCGTGATGGTGGTTGACGTTAATCACCACACGGGTTCTGGCACCTACGCGGTATGGACAATTAACCTAGAGGGTGCAATCGGAGCCATGGGCCCAGTCGGCCCAACGGGCCCGACCGGAGCCACCGGCCCACAAGGTCCGACCGGCGCTACGGGTCTGCAAGGGCCGACGGGAGCAACTGGAGCCGCTGGCGCTACCGGTGCTCAGGGCCCAATTGGACTAACAGGCGCGCAAGGAATTCAAGGCATCCAAGGCCCAACTGGTGCAACTGGGTCAACTGGTTCGCAAGGAATTCAGGGTGTTATTGGAAACACCGGTCCGCAAGGAGATCCAGGTCCAACTGGTGCAACTGGTCCAACGCCTTTTAATTTCTTAGGGGCTTACGATAACAACGTAATCTACACGACAAACGACGCCGTTCAAGTTGGCGGTACCGTGTACATTATGATAAATGCAATCGGCGCTTCCGGTTATAGCCCAACGGCTTACCCGGGTAATTGGACGCTATTTGCGGGCAGTAGCACTGGTGGGTCTTTAATTATGAGCAGCAGCCAGCTCTACGACAGCACCACAGCAAACTTTGTCCCTGACCTTACTTTGTCGGGCACGTTGTCGGCTTTGACTGTCACCGGGGGGACGAACGCTACCCTTAACACTTCTGGCCTAACCCTTGCGGTTTCCTCTGGCGCCGTAATTACTTTTGCGGATGCCACGACGCAATCAACGGCGGCGGTATCTGGTATCGCAGATGCACCATCAGACTCCAAGGCATATGTCCGTAAGGGCGGAGCGTGGCTTGCTCTAACTTCGGACATCCCCGACTTCAATTGGTACGACCACCCGCACACATCTTGGACGACTAGTGTAGCAAATAGCGGGGCCGCCGCTTCTTCGGCATACTCCCCCAATGTCCACAATCTAGTCACCTCTGCATCTGTTGCCAATTCACGGGCTTCAATGTATACTTTTAAAGACACAAACTATACTCTTTATGTTGGTCAGTTTTATGGAAACGGGGCATTAACGAAATGGCGACTAAATTGGTCTAGAAGAATTGCTTTATCTTCTACATTCAACGATGGTGGAAACGGCATTAACGCCAATGTAGATTACTACTGCGGGATTGGGATGCCTTGGGCTGGATTTACTGGCACATTTACCGACAAAGGTATGGCGATTCATATGAATACGACTGCCTCTAATGTCGGGCGTATACGCATCATCTACCACGATGGAACAACCCAAAAGGCTTCAGCGTATGTCAGTTTCAACGCAGCTCAATCAGGCAATATTTGGGCAAACAACGCTTGGATTTTGTCCTCCGACGGAGCGGGAACTATTAAACTGTTCTGCTACTCCAATGTCCAGAACGGACTTGTTCTTACTGTGACTGACGGACCAACTGGAGTTGGCTCGACTGATAATAATGTAAATATCTCCGCAACCCTCCTTACTGGTGCAACGGCTTCACAAAACACAGTTTGTATGATAAAGCCACGAGTCTACTACGGACTGTAATTTATGCCTTACTCTTACAAAGTCACCTTGCGTTATGCGGTCTTGGATGCGTCTATGAACCCGCCACCTCTTGTTAAGGATTTATTCCCAAACACTTGGCAGGACGCTCTTGAAACTACGCTTAACCAAGCGGAGTGCGTTATAACATTTGCAGAACCACAGACCCCTGTTGACCTTGGCCCGTTTGTAGTCGTCGAGGAAGCCCAATAATGGAGGAACAGGACGATATCCAGAAGCAGATAGTTGCAGCCGAGCGCATGCTAAGGTTGCGCAAAGCCAGGACTAACCTCCTGGACTTTACACAGTTCACGATGCCGGACCCGTCGGATCCAGATAACTCGGACATGTCCAAATATCGGCCGGCGAAGCACCACGAAGTTATAGCTGCGGCCTTAGAGGAAGTGGAAGCAGGGCGTATGTTGCGCCTAATAATCACCATGCCACCTCGCCACGGCAAATCGGAGCTGGCAAGCCGTCGCTTTCCTGCTTGGTTTATGGGCAAGGATCCATACCGACAACTCATCTTCTCCACCTACAATGACGACTTTGCACAAGATTTTGGCCGCTCTGTTCGCGAAACTATGCGAAGTAGTGCCTTTTCTCAAGTCTTCCCAGGCTGTAAACTCAGGGCGGGTAGTGCGTCGGCGGACAAAATCCAAACCGAAGAAGGCGGGTTAATGAAGTTTGTCGGTCGTGGGGGTGGTTTGACTGGCCGAGGGGCAGACCTTTTGGTTATCGACGACCCAATTAAAGACCGAGAAGAAGCCGACAGTAAATCCGTGCGCGACAAGATGTGGAGTTGGTTCACGGAAGCAGCCATGACGCGACTTATGCCTGGTGGCCGAGTGGTAATCATTATGACCAGATGGCATGAAGATGACCTGATCGGCCGTCTTACGGACCCCAGAAACCCGTGCTACAGGAAAGAGGAAGCCGAGAATTGGCATATTCTAGCCCTACCGGCCATAGCCGTGGAAAACGACCCTATGAAGCGAAAGCCAGGGGAAGCGCTATGGCCAACCCAGTTCCCCATAGACATACTGCTTAACATCAAGCGGCTCAACGAGCGCGGCTTTTCGGCTTTATACCAAGGCCAGCCTACACCTGACGACGGCGACTTTTTCCGCAAGGACTGGATCAAAACCTATGATAGCCCCAATAAGATACCGAAGAATATTAGGATTTATGCTGCTTCTGACCACGCTGTATCGATTGCCCAAGACGCCGACAAAACGGTGCTAATGTGCGTCGGCGTGGACGAAGAAGACAATATCTGGGTGCTGCCCGATATCTTTTGGCGCAGGGCTCAAACTGATACGGTTTGCGACGCCATGCTGGACATAATGAAGCGCCGTAAGCCCCTAAACTGGCGAGCCGAGAAAGGGCACATTTCCAAGGCAATAGGTCCGTTTCTAAGGAAACGCATGCAAGAGGAGAAGATTTACTGCTCCATAGAGGAAGTGACGCCGGTAAAGGACAAGCAGACCCGCGCGCAGGCTATTCGTGGCCGTATGGCCATGGGTAAGGTATTCTTCCCCAGGTTTGCAAGTTGGTGGGGAGACGCCCAAAACGAAATGCTTAAGTTTCCCGCAGCCAGACACGACGACTTTGTGGACACCCTTGCCCACATTGGCATGGGCTTAGACTTCCAAGTTGGCGCCCAGGTACCCGAAGTTATCAAGGAAGGCCCTAAGTGGGGAACCCTTGAGTGGGTCAAGCAAGCCAGCAAAACTATGACCTGGAAGGAAAACAGGTTGAAAAGCTTTTGGTCTTAGTAACACTTTACACAAATGGAAAACGAAGAACCAATCGAAAGTAAGCCTACCGAAACCTTTGGGCAAGAAAAGCCTAAGTCTGGCGTGACCAGAAAACCCGACCCTGACCAAACGCGATCTAGCAGAGCCCTTGTCGGTGAATGGCAGGATAAATTAGTTCGCGCAAAGAAACATTGGGAACGCTCTCACAAGACCATGAAGCAGGACATGGACTTTTTTATGGGCAAGCAGTGGCCGTACCCGACCGAGCAAGACGAGCGCTACGTTGCCAATATTGTGCAAAGCCACATCAAGCAAAAGGTTGCTTCGCTTTACTCTAAGAACCCAAAGGCAGTTGCTAAGCGCCGCAAGACCATGGATTTCGCAATCTGGTCAGAAGAAGCAGCCGACTTGCAAGTTGCTCAAACGGCCAACCAAATTGCCATTCAGCAGACCGGCATGCCTGATCCTCAGGCTACCGCGCTAATGGATGACGTTGCCCAGGGCATGACGAAGCGGTCTAATATTGAAAAGGTCGCTCGCACGTTAGAAATTATCTTCCAGCACTTCATGGAGGACCAAGATATTAAGTCCCAGATGAAGCAACTAGTCCGCCGGGTGTGCGTAACCGGGGTTGGCTACGTTAAGGTTGGCTACCATCGGATGATGGAAAAACGCCCAGAAGACACTGAAAAGATTACCGACGCCACAGAGGAATTGAAGACCCTTGAGCGTTTAATGGCCGATCAACAAGACGATATCTTTGACGAACACAGCGCGCGCGCGGAACAGCTCAAGATACTCCTAAAGGAACTGTCCGAAAAGCAGGACCACATTGTAAGCGAAGGCCTTGTCTTTGACTTCCCGCTTTCGACGTCCATCATCGTAGACCCTAAATGCCGGCAGATAAAGGGCTTCATTGGTGCCGATTGGGTTGCCCAAGAGTTTATTCTTTCCACTGACGAGGTTAAGGAAATCTACAACGTTGATTTAGGCAAGACTTACACTCGCCACGAAGATCAGGTTAAAAAGATTGAAAGCGACAAGGACGGCAAGGATTGCTGCGGCCTCGCTCGGATATGGGAAATCTACAGCAAGCGCGATGGCATGCGGTACGTCGTTGCCGACGGCTACCCGGAGTTCCTGGAAGAACCCAGCTGCCCCGACATTAAGATTAAGCGTTTCTGGCCGTTCTTTACGTTAACCTTCAATGAAGTTGAAAACGAAAAGGAAATCTACCCGCTTTCGGACGTTCGGCTGCTTACGCCCATCCAGCGCGAATACAACCTTGCCCGCCAGCGCTTGCGCGAGCACCGCAACGCTAACCGCCCGCTTTATGTAACTCCAATCGGCGCCTTGTCCGAGTCGGACGTGCGAAAGCTAATTGATCGGTCGCCCAATGAGGTTATCCAGCTTCAGTCCATTCAGCCTGGCCAGAAGGTAAGCGACGTGCTGCAGCCCGTTATGCCCATCCCAATCGACCCTTCACTATACGATGTGTCGATGTACATGGAAGATATCTACCGCGTCATTGGCTCCCAGGAGGCCAATATGGGCGGTACGGGCAGTTCTACCGCTACGGAAGTCTCCGTAGCCGAATCCAGCCGTCAAACGGCCATGGGCTCAAACGTAGACGACCTAGACGAGTTCTTGACCGAGTTAAGCAAGTGCGCCGGCCAAGTTTTGCTAACCATGATGGACCCTATGTCGGCCCAGCGAGTAGCAGGTCCAGGCGCCTCTTGGCCAACCCTATCGGCTCAGGAAATCTCTGATAACCTGCTTCTTGAGGTACAGGCGGGCTCCAGCGGTCGCCCCAATAAGGCCGCCGAGATTGCTAACTTTGAGCGCCTTGCTCCGACGCTCATCCAGATCCCCGGCATTGATCCGTCCTGGATGGCCAAGGAAGCCATTAAGCGCATGGATGACAGCATTGACTTGACCGACGCCATCAAGGCTTCGCTACCGTCCATCGTTGCCCAGAACGCTGCCAAGGATAACGCTGGCCTGCAAGTAGCACAGGAAGGCAAGCAAGCCCAACCGCAGCCAGGTCCAGCCGCTCCAGGCCATCCAATGGGTGGTCATCCAGCAAGCCCCGAAGAAATGGCCGGCGGTCAAATGACGCCGAGCAACGGAGAACTAACTCCGTAATTGACATTTTCCCACCATGAACAAACATACCGATGTGCAACAGACGCTAAATGAGACAGACCCGGCTCCGTCAGCCGAGAACACTAACCTAACCCAGACGCAGGAAACTGCGCCTGTTGAGAGCAATTATCCTGATGTGTCTCAGGATAACGAGGGCTCTAGTACAGACGCTAACAATTCCGCAGAATCGTCGTCTGCGGACGACAAGGACGCTAAAAAGAAGGCCACCCTATTGGACGTTGTTAAAAACGTAGCCAACAAGGGCAAGCCTGACTCAGACTCGTCCACCGAGGGGGAGCAGACGGAATCTGCTGAAGGGACAAACGCCGATGTTGCTAGCAAGGACGCGAACCAACAGAAGGTAGACCCCAGCAAGCAGGCCGAAAAACTGCCGTTTCACAACCATCCACGCTGGAAGGAAATGATCACGGAGCGCGACACCCTGAAACCCAGGGCGGAGCAATACGACAAGATCACTACTTTCATGACCAACAACGGCCTAACTCCTGCAGAGATGGCCGAAGGTATGGGCATCATGGCGTTAATGAAGAATGACCCGATTGAGGCTTATAAGCTTCTGAAAGAACACGCTAGTAAACTCGCAAAGTTTTCAGGCGATGAACTGCCAGAGGATATCAGAGCTAAAGTCGATGACGGCTTCATTGATAACGAGTCCGCAAAGGAACTTGCCCGCTACAAGGCGCAGCAAGAATTCAACGAAACTCGCCAAAAAGAGCAGATGGAACGTCAACAACAGCATCAACAAGAGGTCAGCCAAAAGCAGATCCACGATGCCGTGTTGAATTGGGAAACGACGGAAAAGGCCAGAGATCCGGATTGGTCCAAGAAATACGAGATGGTAATGGAACGGGCAGCCGTACTTATCCAGAATGGGAACCCAGGTTCTCCGCAAGAAGCTGTCGCTTTGGCCCAAAAGGCTTTGAGCGACGTCAACGCGCGGCTCCGCCCGCTTTCTGGTAGGTCAATCGGCATCCGGAACCCCACCAGCTCCATGTCGTCCGCAAACGCCAGACCGGTTCCACGTTCTCTCGAGGACGCTATCCGTATGGCTATTCAGTAACCTTAAAAAACTATAAACTACTATGGCCTTCTCAGTCGGCGAACTTGAAAACATCGCCAATTCCGCTCTCGACTTCTACGTCAAGGGCGACGCTATGGCCCAGACCATCCAGAACAAGCCCCTGCTCAACCTTCTCACGAAGCGCCAGCAGACTTTCCCTGGTGGTAAGGGTCATATCGACCTCCCGATCGTGTTTGACTACACGACCTCCATCGTGGGCTACACCCACAACCAAGCTGTCAGCTACCAAAATCCTGCCAACACGAAGCGCATCAAGTTTCCGTGGGCAGAGTTGCATGCTGGCCTTTCCGTGACCTTCACGGAATTGAAGCATGACGGTATCTCCGTCACCGATTCTGCCACTGGCGAATCGACCTCGAAGCACTCCAACCGCGATATCACGGTCTTGACCAACATTCTGAAGGCTAAGATGGATGACATGGCGGAAGGTTGGGCTCGTGGCTTCAACGAAATGCTCTGGTTGGACGGCACGCAAAGCGCTAATATCTTTGCGGGTATCTCGAAGTACATTCGTCCTAATGCTGCAATCACTGGCGGCGCGGATCTCAATGCTACCGGTTTCACCGGCGGTATTGACCGTGCTCTCCAGCCTGCTTGGCGTAACCGCGCTGCTAAGTTTACTTACGCAGCTGGCCAAACCAACATTATCGACGGTCTTCGTTCGGAAGTCCGCCAGTTGACCCGCTTCGGCGGTAAGCCTGGCACGATTGTCTGCGGTTCGGGCTTCCTCCAGAAGCTTGAAGCGGAGATCCACTCGAAGGGCCTCTACACCCAGTCCGGCTTCTCCAAGGGCTTCGACATCCAGATCGGCACCATTTCCCTCCAGGGTATTGGTGAGTTCATGTATGACCCGACCCTTGACTCCATCACCGTGCCTGGTTATGCCGCTGGCGAAACCACCCGTACCAACTATGCGTACATCATTGATAATGATGCCATGCAGTTGTACGTCATGGAAGGTGAAGACAAGAAGATCCACAATCCGGCTCGTCCGGAGAACGTTTACGCCATCTATAAGTCGATGACGTGGACGGGCGGTACGGTTGCCAAGCGCCTCAACAGCTCTGGCATCTACGTCGCGGTCTAAGCGGTCTAAGTCGATACGAGGGCCCCTCTGGCAACGGAGGGGCCCTTTTTGTTGTTGCGCAGGGCCAAAAGCCGGGGACACTTGCTATGTATGCAAACCGCTAATGTTGAAATCCTAATCAACGGGGACATGTTGAACACGGTGCCAAAGCGCATCACCGCAGCCGAAGTGCCCATCCTCCGTTCCATCCACGGCAACGACTCTATTGTTCGCTTTCGCGAATTTGAAGATTCCGACGTCAAGGAGTCCGAAGAAATCGAACGTCTTATCTCGGTCTATGGTAAGATTGTTCGAGAAATCTATCAGGGCCCAGTGCCCCGCCTAGTCACCGCCTTCTCGGAAGTCGGCATCGCCGGCGGCGAGGCTCCTGCTCCCGTAGTTGAAAAGAAGTCCAAGCTCTTAAAGGATAACTAAGATGGCCCGAGGAACAACCCTTCTTGAGCTGCGGGAAATGCTCCGCGCCGAGATCGGCGCATCCTCCAACGTGGGCATGGGGGTCAATACTATTGATCAGTATGACCACCTGCTACGTCGCACCCAGCAGCGCCTTTGGGCTGACCACGATTGGGATTTTGCTTACATAGAGCGAGACACCAACCTCGTTGCCAGTCAGCGGTACTATAGTTTCGGTGTCGATATAGACCCTGATAACATTTCATCGGCACACATAAAGTATGGCGATATCTGGCATAACCTGGAGTACGGCATTGGCCCGCAGCAATACAACTTCCAGGACTCTGATATTGCAGGCAACAAGTCAGAACCTGTTGTTCGCTGGCGTCACTACGAGAATGACCAGTTTGAAGTTTGGCCTGTGCCCAGTTCGGCCGGTCAGAAGGTGCGCTTTAAGGCTATCAAGAAATTGTCTAATCTCAACCTGCCTACTGATACGGCAGAATTAGACGACAACCTTATCGTTCTATTCTCGGCTGCCGAAGTGCTTGCTCGCACGAAGGCCGCAGACGCTCAGGCTAAACTCGCCCAGGCGACCACGCACTACGCCCGCATGAAGGGCAAGGGCGTCAAGTATGACCGCTTTATCTACGGCGGTGGCCTTGATCGTGGCGAACGCCTGCGCATCATTGGTGGCCGTTACACCCGAGACGATAGATCCTAATGCCATACATTGTCGTCGATAACTTCAAGGGCGGCCTTGATACGCGCCGGCATAGCCTGTCGTCGAACCCTGGCACACTGTCTACGCTTATCAACGCGCACATCACGCGCGGGGGCGAGATAGAGAAACGCAAGGCACTATACACCTACGCCCAGGGCGCTGGTATATATGGAATTGAAGCGACTGAAGATGGTATAGTTGCCTTTAAGTCTACCCATAACGCCAACTCTGGTTGCATAGACGTTTATCAAGAGTGCATGACTAACGGACAGGTATCTGGCTGTGAACCAGGTAGTTCATGGAATATTAATGGATTTTACTATGTGGATCAAAACGCTCAGTATATTTCTGCGCCACTTGCAACTCATCAATTTGTTGGACCATATCAAAATAATGCTTTTGCAACTGTATGTCCAATTCCGCCTGCGGGCGTAACGTATCAGTACATAGACCATCCAGAGGGCTCCGCCCTCGAGGAAATAATGTACTCAACCGTTTACGGCGGAAGCACGTTCGTAATAGCCAAGTTTGCCAACGGAGATCAGATACCGTACTTTAACGGACAGCCAATTAAGGATTTCACTAGTGGCTATACCAGTTCTTCAATGGGCAGTATAGCCAACTTTGCCGAACACCTAAAAAACATCATTCAGGATCAAATCAACGAGTCCCAGGTCTTGTTTAACAAGAACGAAGAATGGACCGACCCAATGAAGGATTACCTTGTTTCAAGGCTGGGTAACGAAATATACATAACCGGAAAGGGTACTAACGATTTTTCAGTAAAGGCTTACGCAGACTCACCGCTTACCGCAACTGTAACCACTGTCGTCAAACCCCAGGAGCCACTTTCCGCAATTAATTCAAGGTTAACCTTTAACATTATTGGAGGCGTAGACGGCAAGGCCTCCATAAACTTTTACTTTAGATATATAAACGCTGCCTCTTTGCCGACCATAACCGGCATATACGTCAAAGGCACCAATACAACCACCCCAGACGGAGTAGAAATACTATCCCTCGGAACTCCGCTTTCCTACAACAGTATACCGCCTCCAAACTATTGGACCGCACACAACGAAGGTCAACTTTTGGCATGGACTCTAAAGAGTGCTATAAATGCAAACAGTGCCGTAAATAAGCTAAATTCTGAATACTATTACGATGGGAAAAATTGGAGTGGCCCTGATCCTGCCGGCATGTCCGTCGTTACGAAAAGCGATGAAGGTGCAAGCTTCAACAACGAGTACATGCACGTCGAGTTTAGCGCAGACCCATCCGCTGTAAGCGGAATAAATGAATTTATTAATGCCTCTACGATAGTTGCAAGTCCTTACAATCCAACAAGGTTTATTGCTACCGTTGCATCAACTGGAGCAAACCCAGGAAAATTTGGGGGAGGAAGTGATAACGTCATACATTCTCTCAAGGTAGATGACGTCACGGAATTAATATCAGCACCTATAGGATGGTCACAGTCCAATGAAGTTACTATGGGCGACGTTATTGACGCCATTAACAGCAATACGTCATCCGGCCTTAACCACGGGTATACGGCTAATGCAAATTTTGGAGGAGTAAGCATTGAGTCACCGCCAGCCATTGGCTACCTGAACAATGGGAAAAAAATAACTATAGGAGCTACCGGATCAATGGCCATAGGTGCTTTAACTAGGTTTGGTGGCGGGCGCGCGTCTACGGCGCTGGTAAGAAAACAGGTAAAAGTTACCCTTGGGGGAACGTTCCAGGCAGGAAAGAGTGCTTGGATACTTGTCACCGATCCCGAGCGCCCATCAATACCATACAAGTTTGGGGCAACCCGAGTGTCTGGACTTGGTGCTTCCGTCAATGTAGCCGAGAACGGCGGCTTCAGGATGGCCTTTACTTACAAGTACAAAGCCTATGTGGCCATAGGCTCAACGATATACTTCTCAGCCTTAAACGACGCAACCAAGTGGGACGTATACGACACTGGCACTGGGTTTATAGACCTATCTAGTAGCTTTGGTTGCCGTGATGTGGTAACTGGAATGGGAGTATACCAGGGGTATGTAGCGTTCTTCACTGAGCGTAATTGCCAACTTTGGAACCTTGACCCTGATCCATCGCTCAATGCGCAGATACAGATCATCGACAACACCGGTTGCATATCTAACGGCACAATCATATCCGTCGGGGCAATAGACCTTTTCTATCTGTCCTACAACGGTGTCCGTTCACTTAGAGCAAGACAAAGCACCGACGCGGCTTACTCGGAAGACGTAGGCTCACCTATTGACGAAAAGTTCATAGAGCTACTTAGAACCCTAAATGAAACCCAAAAGGCCGCAGCCAAGGCAATCATAGAGCCGAATGACGGACGTTATTGGATCTGCGCTGGGTCAAAGGTGTATGTCTTATCGACGTTCAGCTCCTCCTCGATCAACGCTTGGTCGGAGTATGACTTTGGTTTTGGCGTAGACGATATCATCGTATTCAAGAACAGGGTCTACGTCCGCTCCGGAAATGTAATTTACACCTACGGAGGGCCAGACAACACCCTCTTTGACGGCTCCCAGGTCGTAGTTGAGATGCCATACCTGAGCGCCAACAAGCCAGGCACCTACAAAGAGTTGAAGGGCATAGATATTACCTGCGCCGGCGAATGGACAATAGAGGCTGGCATGGACTACTCTAACCCAGAGGCCCGAGACATACTTGCTTTTGTCAGTGCGCCCACCTTCTCTGAGGGCCGCATACCAGCGACTGGCTACGGCACCCATGTCGGCCTTAAAATGACCAGTTCCTTTAATGGTTACGCCAAGATATCCAATGTTTTAGCCCACTATGACGAACAAAACTCAAAGCATGAGGCAGGAACCTAATGCTTCGTGAACTAAACGAGGCTGGATTACTTTATGTTGCCGATAACATGCGGGAAATTGACAAAAAAGAGGTCTTTGCTACCAGATGGGACGACAATCCCGAGGATTTGGTTGATTGCATCATGGCAAAGGGTAGCTTCGGGTGGATTTCCATGGCAAATGACGGAATACCTGTTGCTGCTTTTGGCGCTATAGCCTGTTGGCCAGGGGTGTGGCAGGTTTGGATGTTCGCAACCGACCGATGGGACGAGGTTTCGTCGGAAGTTACAAAGTTCATCAAGCGGATCGTAATACCGTCCATAAAGGGCACAGATTGGCTTAGGGCTGAGTGCAGATCCATGGAGGGTCATGACACCGCCCACCGGTGGCTCGAGTATCTGGGGGCAACCAGAGAGGCATCCCTCAAAATGCTCGGAAAGAATGGAGATACTTTCCACGTTTATAGCTGGACGAATGACAAAACAAACATAAATTAACCATAACCCAATAATACCATGTGCGGAGGAGGAGACTCAGGTGCTTACGCGGCCCAAGCAAGGGCAGATGAAAACGCAAGGCAGGAGCGCGTCCAGTCCGGCATGGGCAGGATAAATCAGACCTTTTCCGGGTTTAACGACAATTTCTTCAATAAGCGCAAAGAGGAGTTCATGAAATCAATGAACCCTCAGGCCGTTAAGCAGTACCAACAGGCCAATGAAAACCTTGCGTACTCGCTTGCTCGAAAGGGTCTTACGGACTCCAGCGAACGATCGAAGAGCGAAGGCATACTGCAGGAGCAGATGAAGAACGCTCGATACGATATAGCGGAAAAGGCCTCAAACATGGCCAATCAGCAGCGCCAAGGAATGGAAGAAAACAAGAGCTCACTTATTGGACAACTCAATGCCACCGGCGACGCAAATACTGCAGCCGCAAGGTCTGCAAACGCAGCCAACAATTTGGCCAACCAGCAATCTTACTCCATGCTTGGCAACATGTTTGCCAACACTGCTGGCCTTGTTTCTGACGCCCGCACCGCTGGTTACTACGACAGTAAATCACAAGGTGCTCAACCATACTTCAGTGCCATTCGTGGCTCTGGTGCAGGCAAGGAGATTACCCAAAGAACCTAATGTGCAACCCAATGGTAATCGGAATGGCTATATCGGCCGCAGGCACTTACGCCCAGGCACAAGCTGCTAAGAAGTCACAGCAGGCCATTATGCAAGCGCGCGACGCAGAACGAAAGCGCCAACTCGGGATGCAGCAGGAGTCGGACGCCACCTTTAATCAAGCACTCAAGAAGCAGGGCGTAGATGAAGTCGAAAAGGCCATGAAGGCTTCTACTGAAGGCCGAATTGCGGCCGGCGAAGCAAACGTGGCCTCCGCCCCGTCCGTCGCCCCTATCGCCTCTGTAGGCGGAACCCCAAGGGTCGTTTCCAGCGACTCTGCCGTTCGCGGCGCAGCCGCAGGCTCAACCGCATCCGTAGAGAACGCCAGTCGAGCGCTTGCCGCAGGATTTGGCGACGCCCAAATAGGCTCGTCCCTCATGAACCTGGACTTTGCTCGCCGCCAGGGTCTGATCGCAAACCGAATGGGCGGATCTCTTAATGCCAACCAATCTGAATTAGACGCTGCCGGTCAGGCTGGCTCAGGCCTAGCGGCCGCAGGCAAACTTGGCGTCGGCGTCGGCTCCATGCTCAATATGTACGGCGCTATGCAGCCCAAAGGAACTGGCTGGAACATAAAATAACTACAATGGCACAAGACTACTCATGGGTTGATCCACTTCTAAACAAGTCCAAAGGCTTGTTCGGGCTCGATCCTGAACAGGCTGCCAAGGGCGCCAACCTGCAGGCCGAGCGGGCTTACAATGAGGCCCGAACCAACAAGGTCATTCCCGCAACTGTTGCGGAGCTTGTTGCCCGAACAGGCCTACACGAAGCAAACAAGGGCAAGGCTGTTGCGGAAACGGCCGGAGTATCCTTCTCGAACCTTAGCGCTGAACAGCAAAAGGAGTTCCTGAGCGACCCGTCCAATTGGATGCCATCTCCTGACGGCAAGGGCATGATCGTCAATCCCAAGAATCTACCCAGATTGACGGCACTCGGCACGGCTGTAGCAGGAAAGACGGGCCCAAAGGACATGCCAGCGATGATCGCCGGCCACAACCTGAACGCAAACCCAACCGATGTTGGGGTTGGTCTGGCGGCAGGCGGCGCAAACGCAACGGCCGCGAACAAACGATTGCTTCCTACCGTACTGAACCCAGGTCAAACGTTGGTTCAACACGACGAATTAGGTCGCCCAATCCTCCCTGCTTCTGGCGGTGTTGATTTTGTTGCGCCCGAAGACGCCCGCATGAACCTGCCTGCTGGCGCGTTTATCGGCGCATCACAAGCCCCAAAGGGGGTTGATTTGGCTGGCATACTTGCGCCTCAAAACAAGGCAGCTATGGGCGCAATAGGCCTGCAGCCAGGTCAGCAAGGTAAAGGAACTTCTGGCCTGCCGTTCACGGCAGATAATCCAACCCCAACAGCGGTTGCCCGCATCCGAAACGAAGGCACGGCGGCCGTAGCCAGAATCAAGGCTGCTGCTGGCGGTAGTAGCGGATCCAGCAATTCGCTGGATATGGCACGAAATGACAAGCGGGCACTGGACGCCCTTGCTGCCGTAACCAACGCACTCGGGTACGCGGGAGAAAGTTTAAATCCACAGGACGCGCAAATTGTAGCATCGGCTGCCATAGCGGCGTTTCCTAATGATCCTGCGCATATAGCCGTACAAAAGTACATAATCCAAGAAGGGTTGACGTCGGAAGATGCATCTTGGGGAGGCGATGTAACTATTCAATCTGGAGGCAAGCCGTTGGATGTTAAGGGCATGAGAGAAAAAGTATTTGGTCCGCCTCCTTCTGCTCCGACCCAGGCGCCCATGGTAGGGCCTCCGGTAACCCCGGATGATGCCGCAAGGGGAGCCATGCGTGGCCCAATGCCTCCTCAGGTCACTGAAGCACAGCCCGCTCGGCCAGTTCCAAGTGCAGGTGCTAAAAAGGCTTTGGCTGCGAATCCTGCTCTTGCAAAAGAGTTCGATGCTAAGTACGGTCCTGGCGCGGCTAAAGCTGTGCTGGGCCGTAATCCATGACCAAAAATTATTTCGACCAATTCGACGAGCCAGCCAAGAAGCCGGAAGTCGGTAATCAAGAAATCAAGCCGGTTGGCCAACCGGACGCCACGCAAGGCGGAAACTTCTTTGACCAGTTTGATCCCACTGGCCTCAAGGGCATAGGCGGCGGTCAGCGCAAGGCGGGCCAGTCGCTTGATCCCAATGCTGAAACGACTGGATATTTGTCGTCCATTGGCAACGCTATCGGTCGCTCTTGGTATGGCATCGATGCCGCAAAAGCCAGCAACGACTTTAACAGACAGGTTCAAAGAAACGTTCGACTCAAGAAGTTGTTGGATGAAAAATTCCCTGGCCTTTCGCCCGAACAGGCCAGCAAGGGTTTAACTGAATCAGAGGCGCTTGCTAATTTTAACACTGAAAAGCAATTTCAAACCGGTTTTCTTGCTGAAAACGAAGATAAATTAAAGGCAGCCAAAACGGAAAAGGACGAATTAGAGGCAGCGCTTAGTAGAAATGAGTCTGTAACCCCTACTTACAAGCAATTCCAGAAGTACAATGAAGCGGGCGACCTAAACAATGCCGCAAAGACATTCTTTGGTGACTACGGCCTCAATGCCCTAAGCATAGGCACCCAAGCAGCTGCCGAAAGCTCTTTGCCTACACTTAAGTCCCTTGGCTTAAGCGCACTAGAACTTGGAGCAAGAGCGCTTGCTGCACGAGGCGGACGAACACCAAGCCCAGGCGTAAGCAAGGCAATTACTGGCACTGGGGCGGCAGCCCAAGGCGCTATGGCTGGCCGAGATGCTACGCTAAGCAATATAGACCAGAACTTCCAGGAATACCTAAGGTCCAAGAAATTAGACCCCAAGGACGAGGATGCCGTTCGTGCATACGCCAACGCCAATCCAGACGAGTTCTCCAATGCCTTTGATCTTGCCGTAAAGACGGGCACTGCTGCTGGCGTAGCCGAAGGCGCAACTACTGGCGTGTTCTCGCTCATACCGGGCATGAAGGAAATAAAGACCGCAGTTAAACACCCAGTCGGCAAATTCCTTATCAAGAAAGGCGTCCCGTATTTGGTCGAAGGTGCACAGGAAGCTGCAGAAGAAGCAACCGTAAGCGTCACCTCTCAGTTGGCATCTATATTAGCTGGCAACAACAAGTCGTTTGACTGGGTTCAGCCAGTCACGTCTGGATTACTTGGTGGATCGGCTGGTCTTATTACCTCGGGCCTGATGAATTCAATCCAGGCCGGCGGCAAGAAGGCATATAACGCGGCCACCGCACAAACTCCAGCCGAAGCAGCAGCGCAGGCAGCACTTGTGGCAGCAGCTAGAAGCTCTCAGGCAACTCCACCTCCCCTTCCAGGTGTGGCGCCCGCCGCTCCTGCAGTCCCCGTCACCCCTGCAGTCCCTGTCACCCCAACTGCAGCACCAGTAACCCCTGCTCCGACCGCTGGAGTTCCAGTGCAAGCCTCGAGCGTAGAAGACGAGTATCTGGTACCTCCGCCTAACCATCCGTCAGCGTTCCAGTACGAAGTCTTGCGCGACGCGTTCAACACGTTTGGCCCAAATCACCCCAATACGCTTGCAGCCGCTGCAGCCTTTAAGGCTGCCCTTAACGGCAATCCTATTGCGCCTGCACAAGCCGTCGTAGAAAACGTTGAACCGTCGCCCGTATTCCCTGGAAATGAAGCAACCCTTGAAGACAGAGAGGAGTGGAGCAAAGCCTACACGGAATGGAGAAATAAATACGCAGCGACGCACTATCATGACGGACGACCAAAGCCCCTATCGGCGGCCCGAGCCAGCGCTCAGACACCAGCCCCAGGAGCAACGACTGCACCGGCTTCGACTCCAGCAACGGCCACCCCGGTAGCCGCTCCAGCAACTGCAGCGCCAACCACGGCAACCCCTGCCGCTCCGAGCACCAATCCAGGCACGGCTCCCGCCGTAACCGTTGCTGCTGACGGCCAGGGTCAAGTCAACTTCGTCCCACAGCACATCCCTGCGCACGAAACCCTTGACCAACAGGGCTTGCTTACCGCCCACGCTGCCATGGAGCCAGCACAGGCTGCCAATAGCGTCGTCGGCCTTAACGCGGAAGCACACCGCCGTACCGGCGGCTTAAAGCCCGCCGACCCAGTATTTGTTGAGCGCGTTGTTAACTCCACCGGGGAGATACTTACGCAGTTATCAGCCAAGGATCAAAATCTAGCCGTTTCTACGGCCGAAGGGCTTGCTCGCATGGTCAGCAAGCAAATGGAGCACTCCTACGCTGACAAGGACACCAAGTACATGCCATCGCAATCCATTGAAATGGCTTACCGAAAGCAGTTCTACGAACAGATGGCCAACTTCCTGCGTACTGGTTCAAACAAGCCAGAGGCCTACAGCCAGCAAGGACTTAAAGACTTCATCGAGAAGTTCTCAAAGGATCTCCTTGGCAACGCAGTCAAGCGCATGATGCAGGGCATTACCTGGGATGAGCGAGTCAACGCAGGCAAGATTGCCCTGTATGTCGCGTCCCAGCCAGGCTCGGGCGTTTCCGAATTGGATAAGGGTGAAATACGCTCGACGCTTAAGAGTATTGCAGCCGAGCAATACGCCCCTGGCTTCAACCGGGATGCCGTTCGCCAGCCTCCTGCACCGGTTGCACCTCGAGCACAAGCTACCGCCACGCCAGCCTCGACGGCTAAGCCTGTTCAGCCAGCGACTGCACCCACTGCAAAGCCGGCTCAACCTGCCACGCCGGCCGCAGCTACGCCAGCCACGACGCCTGCGGCAAAGCCAACGGCCAAGCCAAAGGCACCGGCCCAGCCCGACAAACAAACATCCGTCAAGATCAGTAACGAAGACAAGGCCGAGCTAAAGACAATCATTGAAGAAGGCCTAGACGATGAAGGCGACGATGACTTCAATCCGAACGATACGATACACCCAATTCTGAACAAGATAGCCAAGGAGAACGATTACGCCGACAAGCGCTCCATGACCAGCGCGCTTAAGGCGGCATTTGGATCTGCCTATGAGGGATCCCAGGTCCAGCTATCAATGAAAGAATGGAAAGCATCTAAAAAGCCGATGGAGTGGGACAAGAAGATGACCCCGCTTGGCAATACCGGAATGACCTTCTCAATCATTCCTTCTGCCGGATCCGAAACTAGTGGCTACGACTATGGCGCTACGTTTGTCGTATTTGACGAAAATGGAAAATTTGCCGTAGGAACAAATGTTGGGAATATTGGGGCTTGGTCGTATATTGGAAATAGAGACCATGTTGGGCGGATGGTAGGACAAGAGATTGATAACATGCATGATGACGAATTGGTGCTGAAGTACGGAAAAGAGCGTGCCGTCAAGATGGTTGACGCTCTTTATTCCCAGGTCATGAATTACAAAAAGGAAAACGCCAAAGATTCCAAACGTGATGACGCCGGGACCATTGTTTTTAAATTCGGAGAGGATGAAATTATGAAATTGGCAAATGGGTCAGGGAGAAAAGCCCTTATATTTGGAATACTTGGAATAGATCCAAAATCATCTGACGCCGATATTGCTGCCGCCTTCGAGAAAAAGTACGGCGTAAAGTTTGTAGATTATGAAGACGCTTATGTAAGCTACGGGGAGAAACCAACTGAAATGCGTTTTGACTTGCTTGCTGATGGCGTAAAGCGCGCCCAGTCGGAAAGAGAGATTCCACTTTCAACCCTTACGGTTGATGAGCTTGTTTCCGAAATGCAATACGATGATCTTCTGGGGAAAATAAAGAACCCATCTAAGGAGGCATCTGATATTGCCGAAAAGCTAAAAAAGAATGGCAACCCTAGCAGCAAAACCTACCAAAAGCTCTCAGATAGATTGAAGGAACTAAATGAGTCTTACGGAAAGAAGCTTTTAAGCGACAACAACATATTCAGGCCCGGTGAAAGTGGATACAAAAAAGGCAGCAAGATTCCGTTCTTATACCCCGGTCAAACGGACTTTAAAGACGTTAAGGATGACATTGAGGGGGCGCTTCCAGTTGAGCCATACAGCGACCAGGACTCCATTGATGAAAACTACATGGATGTACTATCTGCATCTAAAGAGGGAAGGGAAAAGCTCAAAGAGTTTAAGTTAATGAATGAAAGGGCTAGGGCCATCATAGACAGTGTGCTTGGCGGCAAAAGCAAAGACGTTAAGGCTGATATTAATGAGCTTAAAAAAGTGTTAGAAAATATCCTCAGGACAAAGATTGAAATGGCATCAATGATTGAATCCATCGGCACGGAAGCCCAGCGCAAGGACGAAGAAATGCTCGCAGAGCAATCAAGCAAAGATCATGTTTTCAACATAGGACAAGGCGCTAAACTTGTGTTCGACATGGACGTATATGACGGCCCGCAATTCAAGAGAAACGAGGAAACAAAGAAAAAGTTGGATGCATTAGAGGCCGAGGTTCAGAGAATTGAGGATATCATAGATCAAACCGAAGACGCTCCTGATAGCCTTTATGAGCAAAAAGATAAGGCAAGTGAGGCCATTCACCTGCTGTTGGATAGTGAAATAGAGCCATTTAATGTAACCGCATCAGTAACCGGCGAAGACGGCACTAAAATCGGAACTGCGATCATATCGTTTGGCCAGGATCGTCCTTTCTCGAGGGACAGGTTCAGCGCAGACGGGGGCAACTCTGCCATAAAGATTTCGTTCATAAAAGAAGGTGCCAAGTCCCTGTCCGAAGAACAAGCGCTTGGCCTTGCCAGAGCTGTTGGTTCCAGGATTCAGATGATTTCAGAGGAACACTACGCGAGCGTCAATGATTTGAATGATGATGAAAAAGAAAAACTTGGCGGGGAAGACCCACCCTGGTTGATCATAATGGACAAGAAAACCGACAAGGTTATTCTTGATGCCTTCAGCAAGGTGCTATCCGTTGATGAAGGCAGAAGGAGCGATATAGACGAAGAAGAACATGATGCCATGAAAAAGAATGGCACTGTTGGCTTTAGCTTGAACGACAAATTCCAGGACGGCGGAGTCTTCTATGAAAATGAAGATGAATGGAAGGTCAAAGATTCATACAGACCAGATCAAGTGTTTGGCATGCTTGAAGAGGTGGCCGAATCACTAAAAAAAGACCAAGAGCTTTCAAACGCCGTAAACCAATACGACGAGGGTTCATTTGAAGATGCTTTGAAATTGGTCTATAAAATGAATATTGATTTGGACTTATCGGAGTTCCAATCGCGCACCGCAGAGTTCCTTGAAGCCCTTGGCGCAAACAAGCCAAAGCAAACTGACCAAACGGCCGAGAAGCCCCGCCAACTAGGCGCCGGCCAGGGCGAGCTGATTGACACCTCTGACGCGTTCAACCTGACGGGCGGAAGCGCCACCGAAACTCAGGCCAAGCCGGCGGACACGACGGCCGAACTGACCACCGCCGGCACGGAGCCCGCCTATGTAGCCCAGGCCCGCACCCAGCTTGCCAAGCTCGAAAAGTCCGGCAAGAGCCCGCAACAGCAGCAAACGCTCCGGGACACCATCGCCAAATACGAAGATAGCCTGAAGCCAGCGAAGCCGGCAGCCCAGGCCGAAGCCCCGCGCACCGACATTCAAGGCATCAAGGGTCTGGATCGTGGAATCATCGACCAGCAGGAACTCGTTAATGAGTCCCCGAATGAGGACACCCGCAAGGCCCGCCAGTTTGTTTTAGACAAGATGAAGGCGGTCAAGGAGGCCCTTAAGTCCAAGCCAGGCGACAACCGGCGCCTTGAAACCCAGCGCAAGAAGCTCAAAAAACTTGTCAGTGAAAACGTTTTCAGGGCAAGCCGAAGCAGCGCAGATATGTTCGTTCAGTCATACGAAGTCAAGGAGATCATGGACGCCATTCAATCCTATGAGTCCCAGGCCGGAACGGCTGAAACCGATGCGGAAAGCATCCTGAAGCCATTTACGGACAATGAGCCTGCCGACGTCACCGAGGCCCGAAAGCAACTCTCGAGCATCATCAAAAACATGAGCAAGGGAGAGGGCTGGAACGCCAAACGCGATGCGGCCGAAAAACTGATCGCCCAGTTTGAGGCTGAAAGCACCCTTCTTGATGGCATGCAAACGGACGAGATTGATTTTGATATCATATCGGACGATGCGCTAAATGAGTTTATGGCCAAGTTTACGGCCGATGAAGTCGGGGAGGACTTGTATGACGCAGTTGGGCGTGAATTGGCCACCAGAGAGGACAATAAGGAGCGCGCTGCTGCTGAGTTTGGTGAAGAAGGAGAAGCAGTTAAGGGCGACCTGATTGCCGACATTGAAGGCATTACCAAATCAAGCAACGGAAGGATAGCAATACCCACCCTTCCAGCGGTTTTCGGCCACCAGGAACTGCTCGGCCTAGCCCAGCAAATAGGCAAAGGTCGTTTCATAAAGTTAGCCAGACACCCCAAGCGCTACGGCAAGATTGACGCCAAGCGCGCTGAAACTGATCTGGAATACAAGAAGAACCTCAAGGACGCCGCAGACGGCATGCTTAGTGACTTAGCCCAGGCCCTTGCCGAACGAGGCTGGACACAGGTTGACCCGACCAACGCCAATACGGACGTCCTGATAGACCTTATAGCCAGGGCAGCCAAGGGCGAAATGCTAACTCCAAAAGGTGGCGTCGGCGGCGTAGCCGCCCAGGTTGACATGCCTGCCGAGTACGGCGTGAAGCGCCTCTACACCCCGAACGAGGACGTCGATACGGGTGACAATCCATTCTCTCGCCGGGATGTCGAAGATGACAATGGCGCCCAGCCAAAAAAGATACCCAGCAATAAGCAGATGTTAAAGGACGCTCGAAAGATAGCATCTAATCAATCCCAGGTTGAAACAGAATCTACTCCGGCCATAGACACAATCCACTCGGTAGAAATTAATGGACGTATATCCAACGTAGTCGAGCAGGCCGTCACGCAGACCATAATGAGCGGCGTCGAAAAAGTCAGAACGGCTAATGATCTGGCCGTTGCCGTTTCGGCATGGTTTGCTAAGAACGCACAGGAAAACATGGGTGTCGTCGTCTTGGACAAGAACGACAACATCATACATATCGGAAGACACTCGATAGGAGGCATATCATCCGCTGGTGTGTATCCTGCGCTTCTCGCAGGTCAGGCCCTTGGCGTCCAGGGCGCCGCAAAGATTTGGGCAGTTCACAATCATCCCTCCAGCGTTTCCAAGCTTTCCAGGGCAGATAAGCAAATGAGCAAGGCACTGTCCGAGTTTCTGCAAGGGTCTGGAATTGAATACAAAGGCCTGGCGGCAGTTACTGATGAAAGGTATTCCTATGTAAGTCCAGCAGGAAGGGAGCACGATAACAGGAAAGTAACGTACAAGCAGCCAAAGTTCAGGATCAAAATAACCGAACGCACGTTCACCAATCGAGGCGCGCTTTCATTCGCGCCGATAGCTAGCCAGGAACAGGCTTCAGACGCATCAAAGTCATTCCTTGAAGGAAAAACGGGAATACTACTCATGGACGTTAAATCCGTTCCGGTCGGTGTCGTATACATGACCATGGACCAAATGAAGAAACTAAGGCAGCCCGGAGCCATGAGTAACCTTATTGTCGCAATAGAGCGCACAAATGCCACCCAGATGATTGGCTATATCGGCGACGGGGTTCAAGAAGTTGATGCTAAAGAAATAACCGAAAACCTTAGCAGGTTCTCATCCGCGACCGGTGGATTTAAATCTGGTGTTGATTTTGCAGACGTCGTTGACTCGTCCGGAACTTCATACCGACGCTTTGCCGTATACGGAGAAACAAATTTTGCGTCCCAGCGCGACCGCCCAGAATCGGATCAAAAAGTATGGAATCACCGCGATGGTGGTCAGATAATATCAGACGGAAAGCTGTTTTTTGCCTACGATAAGGACGGCAATCAAATCATTTATGGCGGTGGTCGTGATGGATATAAATCCATGTCACGCGCCATGGAAGCTATGGCAATTCAGGCAACAAGGGACATGCAAAGTCCGACGTTTGAGGCAGGCAAAAAATCAAGAGAGCTTGACCGAAAGATATCCGACATGAAGGACATGCTAGATGATGCTACAAAATCCGGAGACACGCTCAAGGCATCAATCAGAAGGAAGGAACTTGACTCGTTGATAAAGGAGCTCGCTCAGCTGTACAAGGACAACATGCCACTGCGTGATGCCTTCAGGGATAAGGAAGCAAAAACAAGTAAATCCATAAAGGATATTTCAAATTGGACTGAGGAAACACGTTCTTCCCAGCGCGATCCAGACGCTGACGCCCGCAAGGCCGACGAACTCGACCGCCGCAAGAAGCAGAACGCCGAGAACCGTGCCGGCGACCCAGAAGGCCGAAAGGGCTACGCTGGCATAGTCTCCCGAGTCACCGACGAACTTCGCCTACGGGGTGGAATAACCCCAAAACAGATCGAGGGCATCACTCGCATCATGAACAAGATTGGCGCCCAGTTCTTTGAGGGCGTCAAGATGAACATCCGCAGTGGTCCAGAAGGCGCCCAAGGCCAGTACAAGACCATTAGCCGCATCATTACCATATTCCACGATGCCATGCTTTCCGGTCGGTTCGAGGAAACTGCTGCTCACGAAATAGCCCACCACATCACGCGCTTCCTGCCTGAAGCCGACCGCCAAGCGGTGCTCAAGGAAATGCGCGAAAAGCGCGTCGATTTCCTTAAGAAGAACAAAGGCCTGGATACGCTCCTAAGCGCGACCGACCGCAAAGACTGGGCTCGTCGTCGTTTCACCCCGCAACAGGTCACAAACGCCAACTTGGACAGCTTTGCTCAGGTGCGCCTGCTGATCAAGCTTACCCCCGAAGAAATCAAGAAGGAGGGTTTCCCGAAGGGTTCGACGATGTATCGCTTGCGCCTTACGGACGAAACCTACCGCCTTACTACCCCTGACGAGTACTTTGCTGAAGAATTCAAGGAAACCGTTATGCGCCAACTTAACAGCGATCCGGTCTATCTCGGTCGCTCCAAGAATTGGAAGGAAAAGTTGGCTGGCCTATGGGAAACCATCAAGGTCACCTTCCGTCAGTTATTCGGCAAGGACATAGCCGCCAAGATACTCAAGAACTTTGCCGAAGGTCGCTACAACCCAGAACAAGAAGGCTCCACAAACATGGGCGGGCTCGGCTCTGACCAGACCCAGATGAGCCAGGGTGATCGAAGTCTGAAAGCTGAGCCTGTCGTCTCTCCTGAAACCGATCAGTCTGAGGCCGTTTATCCAGTCGGCGAAGCCATGGTGCGCAAGGGCGACGGAAGCACGTTTGTTGTAAATATACTCGGCCGTAACAAGATGAGCCCTGAGCGAGCGGAGCAGATAAGGACGTTCGTGAAGGACTCGTCCGTCAAGCACGCCCTTTATCGAGGTCAAAGTGGTGCGTACGAAACACTTGATGCAAACATGAGCGAAGATGGCCTTTTCCATGTAGCAGCTGACCCTGACTACGCCGCGCAGTACGCACATGAGGACCACAACAAGTCGCTTCCATCGGCAGGAACTACAGGCGCTGTTGTACAGGTGTATATTAACGCCAAGAACATCGTCGATATCAGCAAGATAGGCCACTCCATAGACTCTCGGTCGGTAATAGATAAGATGCGCAAGGCCGACCCAGATGGATTGACCGCAGACGAGTACATAGTAAAGCGTGAGGACGAGTTTATCGCCAAGATAATCAGCGAGGTTGAACGCATAAACCAGGGCAAGAACTTGGATCTAACTGAACTAAGGGAAGAGCTTACGCAAGCGTTTGACGAAGCTCGTGATGATGAACTTAACAGGTTCCAAACAAGCGTATGGCAGATATTCATCCACCCTTCCATACATTCTCTTTTCAAAAAGTACGGCGTAGATGCCATAAAGTATAGCGATTCCGACCTACGCACCGCTAAGGGCGGAAAGAGGGGCGGACAAGACTCCTATATTCTTGCCGATCCGCGCAAGATAAAGGCTGCATTTGCAGGAAACGACGTAAACACCGAGTCCAGCAACATATTCCAAAGCCAGCGTGACGACTCCCAGCGAGAGTTCGGATTTGGCGACGAAGGCAAGGACCGCTTCGCCGGCAAGGACACGATATCCGAAAAGGAATTCGAGCAGGCCAAGAAAGACCCAACCTTTAAGGAATTTGAATGGGAGATGTTTACCAGACTTGCGCCAAACTTGGGTGTCACGCCAGAGGAAGCCAAGAGACGCGGCATCAAGCCAAGAGACGCAAAGGGCGTAAGCCGAATAACTGAGTATCAGCGCAAGGCTCCGCCGACCAAGATGACCGATCCTGCTGCCGAAACAAAGGTACAGGACACCCTACCTAAGCCCGACGAAAACATTGACCCAGAGGACGAAAATCCGACCACGCTGAATTCCGTCCGTGACGCTTCTGCGGAGCAGTCTGAAGACCCTGATCTGTTTAGCGCCCCTCGTAAGGGCCAGACGGCAGCAAGAACCGCCCTGGATATTCTTACCCTTCGATACTTCTCGGGCATATCGGCAAAGGCACACCAGAACGCAAAGCGTTATGGGTTCAGCAAGGCGCTACAGTTAATCGCCAATATCATTCACGCTCGTCCAGGAACGGACTCAAATGCGTTCGAGCGCGACCTCCCAACAGCCATATCGACCGCCAGAACGAAGTACCATAATCGCCTCAATAAGATTATGAACCCGCTCCGTGACATGTTGTCTAGCTTTAAGGACAGCGACCAGGGAACGGCTAGACAGCAGCGCGAGGAGGTCTACCAAGCCCTTACGGACATGGTTACGGGGTATCGCCCAATCACTGGAGGCCCCCTGGGTACGGCTGCCGCCGGCCTGAAGAACCTCCTGGCCGAACTCCATCAGTACCGTACGGAAGCCGGCGAAAAGCTTGGCACCATTGAAGATTACTTCCCTGCCGTCTATGACTCGCCTCGCATCGGCGACAATCGAACCGCATTTATCAAGGACGCAAAACAGGCTTACGAAATAGAACTCAGCAAGTTAAGCGACGCAGATAAGGCAAAGCTCCTAAAGATGGATGAAGATGCCCTTAACGACCTTCTTGCGGTCGATCCAGAGTCCGTCAAGGACAGCCTTGCCGAAATAGCCGAAGAAAAGGCCAAGGAACTCTACAACATGCACGTCCGTGGTGGCGCTGCAGAGAGCTTTGACTCCATATTTGGCGACAGAAAGAGCATGGACGAAAGCCCATTACTAAAGCGTAAGTTCGGAAAAGAGTCTCAGGCCATTATGCGCAAGTGGCAGGTCAATGACCCGTTCCGCGTAGTATCCAGGTACATATCCTCTGCGGCCAAGAGAACCGAAGTCGTAAGGCGCTTTGGCCATGACGGCAAGAAGTGGTCTGGATACGCCAAGGACATGGAGAAAGATGGTGTGCCATACCCTATTATCGAGGAAACGATGGATCTCGTAAAGAAGGCTGCCGGTGTTGAAATTAGAAGTCTAGGGAAGGCATCACAAAGCTACGTCGATACCATAACGCTGTTTACTGCTGCTTCTGCCATGGGCAAGGGCTTCATCAACAACCTAGTTGAGCCAATCACAATGGGCATGAGAGCCGGTGGCGGACCAGTTGGGGCCACCTTGACGACGCTTCGAGCCTATGCTGAAACCTGGGGTCGCTTCCTGCGTGAGTTGGCAGCGTTCTCTCCGTCCCTGCAGAGAAAGATGGGCGACACGTTCTGGACTCAATACGGCCAGGAGATTGGAAGCATCCACAACTCATTCGAGGACGCATGGATGACCACGCACTCGATCGACATGGACGCCGACAACGCGGACCCACGCTTCCGCTGGCTAACCAACCGCATCTACAAGGCCAATCTAATGGAGGCCTCCGAGGTGGCCAAACAGCAAGCCTCGCATGCAATCGGATACTCTTATATCCTTCGCATATCCGAGATGGTCAGCGGCTCACACTGGACGGCAAAGATTGGCCTTAATGCCAAGCAGTCGGCGACCGACCAGCTGAATGAACTTGGTATACCCCCATCCAAACATGCCGAGTTTGCTGCTTGGTCCGAAGAATTGGCCAAGATGAACAGCAACGAGCGCATGGCCGCTATGACGGCAAAGGACGAAATGGCCCTTTTGCACCAGGAAGCCATGATCCGCTTCTCCGTGCAGTCTAGCGTCCGCACCAACCGAGCCCACAAGCCGGTCTTCCAGGACACCGAACTTGGCAAGACCTACTTACAACTAATGAACTTTAGTTACGCTTATGCCGCAGAAGTAAACACCCGATTGTACGACACGATTAAGCGGTCTGTGACCTTCAGCCCTCCGGGCAAAAGGTACTCCCTTTATGATCGCCTTAGAATGTTAGGGCCTGTCGTTATAGGCGCTCTGTCTATATTGGCTTATCGAGGACTACTGGAACTCAAAGACTTGCTTTACCCAACCGAAGCTTCGCAAAAGCGCAAGAAAGACCCGGAGTTCCTTAAGTGGCTCAATGCCATATCCTACGCCGGTCTTTTAGGCCCTAAGTTTGAAGCAGCCATGAAGACCCTCAAGCGCGAGCAAGCCCCAGGTGGTCCTACCGGCCAGTCAGTCGTCAATCTAGGCCGATCGGTAGTCTCGGCAATAGAGTCCGTCGTCGAAGGCAAGGACATGTCTAACTCAAAGAGAAGTTTGGCAAAGGCAACCGTTCCAATCGCAAAGGGCGCTTTAGTTGCGGGCGCATCAGCCGTAAGCCCAGTTCTTGGGGCTGTTGCCGTGCAAGCCACCAATTTCCCGCAAGTAACGGGCAAAATGGTTCCGGACAAGACAAAGGGCGCCTTGACCCCGGACGACTTCAAGCCAAAGTAAACTTAACCCAAAACTACTATGCTTACCATCCTATCCATGGCCCTATCCTACGTCGCTGGCGCCGTCACCGGTATCCTCGTGTACCGCAACAATATCGCCCGCGCGCAAGATATTGAGTCTAAGGCTAAAAAGGCCGTAGGCGAACTCCAGAAGTGAAACTTTGGGCTCCCATCCTGCTGTTGGTCGGTTGCGCTACCACGCCCCCTGTGGACCCGACCCCATCTGCGGGCGGGGACGCCCTGGACAACATAGCAAAGGATCAGGACAAGATAGACGGCCGCGTAGCCGGTGCCCTGGTTGCCATCGAGGTCAACGCCGAAAAACCTGCGGTCGTTAGGTCCGAGGCTAAGTTAGCCAAGGCCTATTTACCGCCGGCGAGCGAAGGCGACAAGGCCTTTGCGCTGGCTCGGGCTGCTGCTGCCGATGAAAAGGCCTACATCGATCAGACGGAGTATGCCCGCAAGTTCCTGTCCAAACTGACTTCCGAATGGGAGAAGGCCGAGGTTCTGGCCAAGCAAAACGCAATCGAAATCCAAGCCCTCAAGAGCGAGAACGTAAAGCTGAAGGAAGACATGGTTCGCATTGAGAAGGAGTCTGATCGCAAGATTTGGACCATCACCGGTGCGGCTTTAGTCGTCCTGGGCGGTGTCGCCATGGCCTTTGCTAGCGTTAAAAAAGGCGCCCCGCTACTCCTGGCTGGGGCGTTTGCGGGTGCGGTTCCATACGTCATAGAGAGTCCATGGTTTGCTTGGATTGCTGGCTCCGCCGGAGCCGTCCTTGCAGGCCTGTTGCTGTGGTTGGCCTACGATAAGGTGCGCGACAACGTCAACGAAGATGAAACCAAAAAAGAAGTTCAAGATAGTTGAAGCAGACCTAAAGAAATACAAAGACGATGGGCAACTATACCATGTCGGAGCAAAGTTATTTAAAATCGTTATCGACAAGAAACACCGGTCGGAAAGGGAGCGCATGGACACGCTCATACACGAGTGCGTCCATATCGGCGACCTCCGAGCCTCAGAGCGTAAGGTCAGGCACATGTCCGCAATTATCACGGAGGCACTGTGGAGACAGGGTTATCGCAGATGAATCGGCTACAGGCGTATCGCTTAAAGAACCCCAAAGCCGCTATTCTCAGCAACGCCAGGCAGCGCGCAAAGCTCTACGGAGTTCCGTGCACACTGAAACGGGAGGACTTCGACATTCCTGTTTTCTGTCCAGTCCTGGGCATAAAGCTTACGCGCGGCGTGAACAAGAAATCCACATACAGTTCCCCGAGCTTGGACAGACTCAGGCCGAGCAGTGGCTATGTAAAAGGGAACGTAGCGATAATCAGCAAGTTGGCCAACAGCATCAAAAGTTCAGCAACCTCTCCGGAGCAGATACGAAAAGTGTATCTGTGGATGAAGAAGTGCCTTAAAATCAAATGAGCCCTCCTCCTCCAAGCGACCCAGAGCAGGTCAACCAACTGGTCAAGGACGGCGCAACCGCAGCCGCATTAGGTGCTGGAGCCATGACCGCTCGCCTCCTTGCGGATCAAAACAAGCAGTCATTCGGATATGTGGCCAGGCGCATCGGGATAGCATGCGTCGTCGGCTTCTTCTCGTCGATGGTGGTGAAGGAATACATACACTCAACCGGACTTCAATTCGCAGCCGTCGGGGCGCTCTCTTACGCCGGGCCCGAGGTATGCGATTTCGTCCTACAATACATCCGTGCGAAAGGCGAAGCCCAAGTCAAAGCAGCCAAAGGCGCAAAGCGTAAGTGACAACTTGTTGATTGCGATTGGCGTCACCGCCACCGTTTCAATCCTTTGCTCCGCGGCCACCGCGTATCTGATACAGAAGACGCTCAATGCGTTCCAGGATAGCCACGCCATGGCCGGCTTGATAACGGCCTCAGGGGTGGTTTTTGACGACAAGAACACGGAGGCACAGCTGAGTTCGGCTACCCTTGCGCTGATGGCCACCAGGGATATATCCATGGCGGTAGGGTTTGGATCAATAATGGTGGTCGGCGGATTGGCCTATCGGGCGCTCAAATTGCGTTGATTGCCAGCGGGTTGCATGCACACGCAAATAAATGTGCAACACACGCTTGACGAAGCCTAGACCTTGGGCATCGTCCCAAGAACCGACATGAGCATCATACCTATTACGTTTAGCAACAAGCCCCTCCACGAACTCAAGGAAATGGCCGTGGATATTGGCCAAACCATCGTTTACCAGAAGCAGATTTTGGATGCGATCAACGAGGAAATCCTCACCCGCTACCAGCCTGCGTTCGTCGAGGAGCTTAAGGCTCTTGGCAAGGTTGACGGCGAAGCGACCCGTGAGTTTGATGGCGTCCGCATGACCTATGCCATGAAGGCTAAGGTCAAGTGGGACTCCAAGAAGCTTCAGTCCGTGGCCGCTACCATGCCCTGGGATAAGATCGAGAAGGTCTTTAAGATCGAGTTCTCCGTCCCCGAGCGCACCTATAAGGCCATCACCGAAGACGCCCTGCTGGAAGCCATCAAGGCCGCCCGCACTGTCGAGTTCTCCGCCCCTAAAATCGTCTTTACCCAAGAGTAACCCTTTGGGGAGCCTTACGGGCGTCTAACCGGTTTTTTCTCACTTGTTTTCATGACAGTGGGTTTTGTTGCCGGCGACGTGTAAGAGCTTGTTGTTCTTCCTCCCCTCTAATTTTCACCCAATACCGACATGTTCAAAATCATCAAGGCAGACGACCGCCTGAAGGCCGTACCGAAAATCAACATCGCCCTGTTTGGCCCCTCTGGGGTCGGCAAGACGACTCTCGCCCGCACCATGGACCCCGACAGCACCCTGTTCGTGGACCTTGAGGCAGGCACTCTCGCCATCCAGGACTGGCCAGGCGACGTCTTTGACGTCCGCAAGGCCGCAGCCACTGTAGGCTGTCACCCATGGGAACTCGCCCGTACCCTTGCCCTCTATGTAGGCGGTCCTGATCCGTCAGACGCATCGGGCCCCTACTCTGCGGCTATCTACCAGCACGTTTTCAAGCTGTTCTCCGACGCCGGCATGGACCTCAACAAGTACGACTCCATCTTCGTGGACTCCCTCACTGTCGCGTCGCGCGAGTGCTTTAAGTGGTCCCAGACCCAGCCAGAAGCCCTGTCCGAGAAGACCGGCAAGCCAGACACCCGAGGTGCCTACGGACTGCTAGGCCGTGAAATGATGCGCTGGTTGACCCACCTCCAGCACTCCTCCAAGTCCGTCATTGTGGTCGGTATCCTCGACCGCCATGAAGACGACCTCCGCCGTGTCACCTGGGTGCCTCAGATTGAGGGCTCCAAGACCGGCCGTGAAATCGGTGGCATCTTTGACCAACTTGTTACCCTCCAGAACATGACCGCTGACGACGGCAAGACGCAGTATCGTGCCCTTGTCTGCCAACAGCAAAACCCCTGGGGCTACCCAGCCAAGGACCGCTCCGGTCGCTTGGAACTGATTGAGCCGCCGCACCTCGGCCAACTCATCAAGAAGATCCGTGAAGGCAAGCGCCTCGACACGGATATCATCACCACTCTGCCCGAAAAGCAGTCCTAAAAACCAAAAACCAAACCAAAAAACCATGCACAACATGTTCTCACCCGAGTCCGGAAAGGGCAGCAGCTCTTTCTCTCTCATCCCCAACGGCACTCTCGCCTCCGCAGTCCTCACTGTGAAGGAGATCAAGCGCTCCCAGAAGACCAACGGCGAATACGGCCGAGTCGAACTGACCATCAACGATGGCGAATACACCGGTCGCAAGATTTGGACCGTCATCATGAACCCGCTCGATGAAAACAACAGCGAAGGCGGCAAGAAGATGGGCATCACCTCCCTGACACGCTTATTCGAGGGCTCTGGCCTGTTCGTCGTCGGAAACCGTGGTTCGTATGACAAGTACAACGGCGCTACCTTCCAGGAGATGCTCATGCTTCTTGACGGCAAGAACGTCGCCATGAAGATCAAGATTGCCAAGGGCAAGGACGGTTACGAGGACAAGAACGAAGTCCAAGACTTCTTGACCCCTAACCCCGAGTCCAATGGCTACGATGGCTGGCAGAAGCTTCACGGCGGTCCTGTCACCACCACCGACCGCACCCAGGCGTTCCAGGTGCCTGGCGCGCAGAAGCCCCAGGTTCAAGCACCGAAGGTAGGAGCACCGGCTCCGTCGTGGCTCCAGAAGCCCAACCAGGGGACTAACAACCCTTACTAATCCGAGGATCCAACGATGGCATTTGACAATCAATTCAGGGCGTCCAATGCTGTCGTTGAGATCTTTCACAGTGGAAGGGCGAGAGGACTTGGGCGTGTTGGCGTCGGTTCCAATCCGAAATCGGTCCTCGTATCCGCATGCTTGCTCATGGCCTCTGCGGACGCCCCCCATTCACTATGCAACTAAGACCTAGGCAGGTTGAGTTCGTCGATGCTTGCGTCGGCAACCTCAAGGAACATGGCAACACGCTCGGCATCGCACCTACCGGTGCCGGCAAAACCGTAATGCTGTCCGCAGTGGCGAAAGCCATGGGTGGACGCATCCTAATCGTGCAGCACCGCGACGAACTCGTATCCCAGAACAGGGCTACATTCGAGCGAGTGTCGCCGAACACCCCGACCGACCTATACACCGCTTCCCGTAAGCGCTGGTCGGAAGGGGCCACTTTCACCATGGTCCAGACGCTCTCCCGCCCAGATAACTTGGCGACGATGCCTGCCATGGACTTGGTTATTATCGACGAAGCCCACCACGTCGCCGCTCGGTCTTATACCGATATCATAAATCACGCGCGCGCCATTAACCCTAATGTGCGTCTTTTCGGGGTAACGGCCACCCCTCAGCGTGGCGACAAAAAGGCCATCGTCAAGGTCTTCAGTAACGTAGCCGACAAAATCGAGCTCGGCGAACTGATCGCCGCAGGCTTCCTTGTTAAGCCACGCTTCTTTGTCATCGACTGCGACCTGGAGGAGAAACTTAAGCAGGCCAAGACCTCCACGGACGACTTCAACATGGAGGAGGCTGGGGTCATTATGAACAGCCAGGTGGTCAATGACCGGGTTATCGAGGAATGGCGTAAGGTGGCAGACGGCCGTAAAACGGTCGTTTTCTGCTCCACTGTAGCCCACTCTCAGGACGTCATGGCCGCCTTTAACGCCGCCGGTATCCTTGCCAACGAGGTCAATGGGGACATGCCAGACGGCCTCCGTAAGAGCGTAATCGAGGACTTCGACAAGAGCAGGTTCACCGTTTTGGTCAATGTAGCCGTGCTCACCGAGGGCTGGGACTGCCAAGACGTATCCTGCGTCATCTTGCTAAGGCCGTGCTCCTTTAAGAGCACTATGATCCAGATGATCGGCCGTGGGCTCCGCAAGGTTGACCCCGAGCGTTACCCTGGGGTTATCAAGAGCGACTGCATCGTGCTAGACTTCGGCTACTCCGTCCGTGCGCACGGCACCATCGAGGTAGACTCTAAACTCAATAAAGAGGACTTAGCCACCGGCATAGCCCCCACCAGGGAGTGCCCAGAGTGTGGCGTTACCGTTCCCCTGGGCTCAAAAGAGTGCCCTGTTTGCGGTAAGTGCCTTATCTCCGAAAAGACGGAGGGCGAGGAGAAGGACAAGCTCTCGGCCTTCGTGATGACCGAAATCGACCTGCTGAGCACCTCCCCCTACAAGTGGCAGGAAATCTTCGACGGAGCCGTCGTTATGGCCAATGGCATTACCGCGTGGGCCTGCGTTCTCCGCTATAAGGGCACATGGTATGCCCTCGGTCGCATCGACGGATCCACGAAGGTCCGCATCCTCGCCGCAAGCGGTCAGGACGAGCGCATGGAAGTGCTTTCCTCTGCCGACGACTTCCTCCGCAACTTTGGCGACAAGGACGCTTGCAAGAAGACCAAGCGCTGGCTCACTGAGCCCGCAACCGACAAGCAACTCGCCTGCCTAGACCTAGGCGGAAGGATCAACTTTGGCGTCACCAAATACATGGCCTCCTGCATGATGACCTGGAAATACAACGAAGCCCGCATTCTTGACGCAGTGACCGATTTTCACCTCAAAACCATTAAACGCAAATGATGTTCAAACCAGAGTCCATAGACCACTTCTCCGAGGCCGTCGTCAAGCACATCGACGATGGCATGATCGCAGCCAATAAAGCCCAACCTAAGCGCAACTACCTAGGTGCGTCTTTGTGGGGCAAGGACTGCAAGCGGCAGTTAGCCTACATATTCCACGGCGTCCCCGAGGATGAGGGCGGTGGCTTCCTCGGCAAGACCCTGCGTATCTTTGACATGGGCCATGATGGTGAAGCGCGCGTCGCCAAGTACCTCAAGACCGGTGGCTTTGATCTCGTTACCGAGCAGCAGGACGGCAAGCAGTTCGGCTTCTATGAAATGGATGGCCGCCTCCGTGGCCATATCGACGGAGCAGTCGTAGCGGGGCCGGCAATCGAGGGGCTAATCTACCCCGTGCTGTGGGAGAATAAGGCGCTGAACGCGTCCAACTGGAACAAGGCCGTCAACGACGGCATCATGAAGGCCAACTACGTCTACTACGTCCAGGCCCAGGTCTACATGGCTTACATGGAGCTATTTAATGGATGCCTGTTCACCACCCTAAACCGAAACACCGGCGAACTCCACGCCCAGATGATCCCATTTGACTCGGTATTCGCACAGGCCCAAATCGACCGAGTTGTATCCATCGTCAGGACGGAGAGCCCTGAGGAAATGGCCCGAGAGTTCAGTGACGAGACGCACTTTAAGTGCCGCATGTGCAACCACTCTAAAAGATGCTGGAACACCAGCACGAAACCAAACGAACAACAACCTCCCCTGCCATCGTGGCTAAAAAAATAAGAAAAAATGAAAAAAAGACCAGCAAGGCAAAAGAGTCGCTCCGTAAAAGCGTCCCAAATCCTCAAGTCCAAGCAATCGAAGAAACCGGCACCCGCCTCCGCAAAGCGATCGAAGACTACGCCGATGAAATCGGTGAAGGCGAAGAAATGCTCTGCGCGGACGGCTTTGAAGCAGCCATTCTTGGTGTCACCGAAACTTCAGAACCCGTCGTCGTGTACGACTGGACCGAGTGCGTTCGTATCCTTCAGATACGAGACGAGATGACCGAAGAAGACGCGCTCGAATACATGAGTTTCAACGTCACCGGGGCCTATGTCGGGCCCCGCACCCCACTCTTTATCCGTTTTATCGAATGACAACCAAGAGGAGCCCCATCTTCCGCATGAAGTATCGGAACCATAACATGAGCTATTCCAAGGTCGTGCGTATGAAGGCGATGCTTCCTTTTGTGAGGAAGGCCAATAGGGAGGGCATGACCATACCGCAAGCAGCCGAGTGGATGGGCTGGTCCGAGTCCTCGATCCGTAATTGGATCAGGGTCTTCGGCATCACCTGGAATAAGCGCCGCAAGCGGACTGGCTATCGCATCGACAAGACCGGCTGGGATGAGAAGATCCGCAAGATGGTATCCGACAAAAAGAGCCAGGAGCAGATTGCTGCTTACCTGCGTGTAGGCAAGTGGACCATCAGCCGATACATGAGCCTTAACGACATTCAACCAGCTAGAGTTCGCCGCCTGTGAGCACTGTTGATAGAAATGCGGTGTTTATGCACCTCAAGATACTGTTCGGCAAACTCCCGCAGTCTGGCTACATCTGTGTCCGTGGCATCGGAGAGAAGGGCACTGACGGAGAGGGCGTCTTCCGTGATGACAAGTTCATCAACCTGGCTGATCCAATCATTCCAGCCGACGAAGTTGTAAGGCACGTCGAACGCTGGTCTGAGCATGGCCGTGCGAGCTTTATCGTGCCCGCCATCCTGTCTTCCGACCGAGGCACATCTGAGAACGTCCGTGAGTTTCGCTCCGTCGTCGTTGACCTGGACTCCGGTGACATTGACGCCAAGCATGCCTTCCTTGCGAAGACCATGGGCGAGCCCACCGCTGTCGTCATGTCCGGTGGCGTCGTCGATGGCATGCTCAAGCGCCACCTGTATTGGACTCTCATTGACCCATGTAAGGACATACCCGAAGTCGTCCGCCTGCGTGATGACCTTGCCCGCAAGGCCGGTGGAGACATGCAGTTTGGGCTCGGCGTCGAAGGTAATCCTTTCGGTCGTGCACACCAACCTGTCCGCATCGCTGGATCCATCCACGGCAAAGACGGCATCGCCAAGTCCGTTACCATCAAGGTGGACCCCATGGCTGAAGTCTACGGCATAGACCTCCTTAAAGGCCGCATCTCCCAAGCCAAGAACCACGACGGAACCGAAGCGTCAACCCCAGCCGAAGGCCTGTTTGCTCCCGAGAAGCGAGAGCTAGACCTTACTGAAAAGGTGTTCGAGGGCTCTGACGATGAGAAGAACCGCTGGTCGCAATTTACCCGAGTTTGCGGTCACTACCTGCACGTTGCCCGCCGTGGTGACATGTCCCTTGCCGATGCGTTCCAGGCCGTCCTTGGATGGATGGACGCCAACATGGTTCCACCATGGCCCCTTCAGCGCGCTGAGCGTGAATGGCATGCGGTGATGAACCGAGACATTCTTAACCATGGTGCCTTCCCTGAGCCCATGAAGCCCATGGTGGCCGGTGGCGAAGGACTCGAAGTGTGGGCAGCTCATCGCTGGTCCATGTCCGAGAAGCCCAAGCGTCAGTTCATCGTGGACAAGCTGATCCTCGCCGGCAAACACCAGCTGATGGTAGCCGAAGGTGGTGCTGGTAAGACCTTCCTGTGTCTTGACCTGGCTATCAAGGTCGCCTCACATACCGATGGAGACGAGCACGAATGGTGCGGTGGCAAAGTCCTCAAGGGCGGAACTGTCGTCATTCTGACGACCGAAGACGACAAGGACGAATTGCACATCCGCCTCCATGACATTGATGCCGAGAAGCGGCGTGAGAAGGCCGGTGATAGGCTTATCATCCTGCCGACTATCAACTCGGGCGGTGCGTTCGCTATCGTAGAGACTGATGCCAAGACCGGCGAGGCGAAGCCCTCCCGCCGCTGGGCGGAGTTCTTCTCCTTGCTTAAGCGCCTTCCCGATCTAACCCTGGTCATTGTGGATACGCTCAATAGCACCCTGCACGGCGAAGAAAACTCCGCTACCGTCATTAATGAGTTTGTCCGCGTGGCCTCTCAGGTCTGCGGTGAACTTGGAGCCGCTCTCCTATTGACGCACCACATCCGCAAACAAGGTGAAGAACCTATCCGTGGCGTGGAAGATATGAAGTCGTCTATCCGTGGATCATCGGCACTACCTGCTGCTTTCCGTTCTGTCATTGGCATCTGGCACTGCGCTGACTACGACCGCCGCCTCCCTACCATGGGAATACCCCCTAAGCGTGGTCTACTATGGAAGATGGCCGTCGTTAAAGCCAATAACCCCGAGATGTTCGATGGCGAAAAGACACTACTACGCACCCCGTCCGGTCTGCTCATTGACGTCACCGAGCACGATGGCTTCTCTGTGGTTAATATCGGTGAACGCCATGCCTGGCTCGCCCTGGCTATCGAACGCGCATCAGCCGAAGGACACCCTTACTCTATCGAAGGCAAAAACGCCAAGTCCGGCCTCTACCGCCGACGAAACGAGCTACCGCCTGTCCTCAAGCAGATTGGACCAAGCGAGTTCCAGCACCTCATCGACGACCTACTCCTGGGCCGAGTCATCTCGGCTTGTGCAGCCAAGGGCGGCAAGGACAAGAAGTGGCTCGACATACCTTCCGGTCCTATTGCCACGGATGAAGAAGGTGCTGAACTAAACCACGGCGCCTACCAACCGCCACGCTGGACCGACTGGTCCTATGATAAGGACGCTGGCACTTGCACCCGACTCTAATTATGGAAAACGAAAACCAAGACCTAATGGATAGATATCTATCTACCATCCACGAACTGAACCACGAAAAGATCCGACGTGAGGGCTTTGAGCACGAGCTGAAGATTCAGAAGGGGATCGTGGACTCGTTCGCTGGAAACTTAATCCGCATTGGCAACGAGTGCCGTGACCACGCCCTGGAGGTTAAACGCCTCAAGGCCGATGTCGAGCGGCTGACAAAGGCGGGGGACGAGATGGCGTTGAACCTTACCCACATTGGATGGAACATCTGTGTTGAAGCGTGGAACGCCGCCAAGGGGGTGCAGTCGTGATCTACGAGTTCCGCAACCCGATGCCGGTCGAGACGCCCCTGGGCTATGGAATGCTGCTTTATGTCCGTGATGGGGGCACGTTCTCAAATGACGTCTACGCCATCGTGATGGACAGTGACGGAGGCATCAGGCACATGCTGTCCGATCAATTCACCTTCGTGCGCAACGACACCTTCGGCATCCGTGCGGAGATTAAGAACCCCTAATCTACGCATCAATGACGAGACTTCTACTTATCCTTATGGCAATCAAACTCCAAGCCCTTGAACCCGTGCCCGACTCCTGGCTCAAGGCCATCGAAGGCATCGAGTCCGGTGGCGACCCCAAGGCGATCGGAGACAAAGGTCTAGCCAGGGGGCTATTCCAGTTCCACAAGGCCGCGTGGGACGACACCACCAAGCTGCGCAAGATA